AATTTATCTGGCAAATTAATTGGTGACAAATAATCTGGTTGATTGCATATAGTAGTAAATGCTTCTCTAGGATCTACTACTGTCTGTGTGTTGATCCAATTGTATAGTTCGTGTAGACGTGTAACATTATAACTTTGCATAGTTACGTTAAACATGGTTTTAACATTATCAAGTTCAGAATATTTCTTATAGTTTTCAACACAGTGTTCAAAATCATAATCTCCACCTCTGATGTATTTGAACAGTGATCCTGTTCCTTCTATACTAAACACTATTCTGACTGATTTGAATTGTTTTAACAGATTCAGGATGTTTGGATTTTGCACAGTACCGTTGGTTGTGTATTGCAGTGTAACATTTTTATGATGACCTTTGGCAATTAATAGTTCTAAAAAGTCTGTGTGATTTTTTGCCAACATTGGTTCACCACCTTTGAAGTCTATGCGGTTTATCAGTGTTGCACTGTCTACCAGTTGCTCAACATGGCTGGTGTTGTGTTGTATTATCTTTTGTAGTTCTGGATTAGATTCTTTTTGAAAGTCTTTGGAAATACCTGCTAGTTCTATATCTTCTTCAAACCATTGATTACTTGCCCAACTACCACACATTCTACATTTTAGATTACACACATTGGAAAAGTTTAGATCCATTTGGATCCATTGTGGATCATCTACTTGTGCTTTGAATTCATAGTTTGCTGGAATATATTTTTCAAATTTTTCTTTGAACCACAGTCTTCTGCTGGTGCCAATTTGATCCTCACGTTCCCAACATGATCTACAACCCGCAGGCTTTTTGCCATCTAAGAACTGTTGACGTAGATTATTCATGTGTTCATTTTTATATGTTTCAACAATATTGTCGTTGTTTTGTGTAGTACCTGCACCACTGTGATATTGACAGCATGGTTTAATATTGCCGTTAGCCGCAATGGCTAAGCCAAACCAAGGCATACTGCAAAAGTTACTGTTCATTAAAGTATTCCTTTAGATCGTTGTATAGTTCTGGAAATGTTTTGGCAAAACTTACTCCTCTAGATTTATCTAGTGATTGTGTAAACTTTGCAAAGTATTGTAGATTTTTTTCATCAATATAGTCTAGGTGTTTTTCTAAATAGTTAATGTATGGTATTACCTTGTCTGGCTTTTTTGATTCCTGTTGATATTGTTTTAAAATATCTATTGCTTTTTGTTTTACATGTTTGGGTAGTATTTTAATTTCTAAATGTCTTGGGGTATTTAAAATACGTGTGCTACAGGTATCGTCAAAATATCTCCATAAATTTTGTACAGTATAAACATTGTACAATTGCCATGTAGTGCTTATGTCCCATCTTGTTTTGATATCTGCTTGTTTGATTGTTTGAATATTTTTTTCTATTTGTTTCCATTTGCTTGGAAAACGAATGTAATCATTTTGTTCATTGTAATCATCAATACTGCCACGTATCCAAAGCAGTTTAAAATGTTTCCACAGTTCTAGTACACGAGGCTGTACGTTGGTTAAGTTGGTATCATATTCAAGTGTAACTTTATCAGCTTTGCCGGCGTCTATTATTTTTTGTAAAAATTCATAGTGTTGTTCAATCATTAGAGGTTCACCGCCAACTAGATAAACCTGTTGTAGGTGTGGAATCTTTGATTCCATGTGTTTCCAAAACTTATCACTTTCATGCCAGTTGTAGGTTCCGTTGGTAGCAACTAATCTACCTTTTTCATTTTTGTCTAGTGTAATTTTTTTACCATTATCATAATAACTTTTTTCTCCAGTGACCAAAAAGTAATCTTCATACCATTGAGAACTTGATGCTGGATGACACATAACACATTTTAAATTACACAGATTACCAAAACGCAAATCCCAATATACAGGTTCAGCAGTTGTAGAACCATCTGGATCAGTAAAATGTTTTGCTTGTTCAACAGTAAACCAATTGTACCATTTGTTAGATGTTTGACGTTTACTGGTTACACCTACATCTTCTTTGTTCCAACACACTTGACAGGCCTTGTGTTTTTCTCCACGAAGCATACTCAATCTTATTTCTTTAGCAAAGTCTCCATTCTTTGCTTCATCAATTGTATCTGTAGAAAAGTTATAAGGCTCTCCGTTGGGTTTTCTAATTGCTCCACCGCTAGAGTCACTGGTCATTAAACAGCAAACACGAATATCTCCGTTGGGTTTGGTCGCGGCTTGGAGCCATGGTATGATACAGAAAGATTCTGACATGGTTATATTATACTACCATTTGTTAAGAAAATCAAATGCTTTATAGTACGTGATCGGCCAGTTTTAGGTCAATCATTTGTTTGGCTGTAAAGTATTGATCACTAGGTGAATTTAATTTTTTACGTACATCTGCTAGGCTATACCCTGTTGCTTCACGCAGTATGTTTAAACAACGTAGTTCACAGTTGTTGTTTTCTTTCATTTGTGATCTCATATCGTGCATTTTGGATTCCATCATATCTGAGTGCTGATGATTCATAACACCGGTGTTTTTAGCAATATATCTTTCACCTTGTTTGCCACTAGCAAAGATTAACAGTGCCGCACTCATTACAGCACCAACACCAATAGTTGAAATATGATGATGACTGTTTTTCATAATATCAATTAGTGCAAATGCTTCATAAAGATCTCCACCATATGAATTAATGTAAAGTTTTAATGTACGTTTGGGTTTTTTATTGAGATTTGCACTTAAAATCCATTTTACTGCTTCAGTTATAGATTCATTGTCAATATCTCCTGTAAGATAGTGTATGTCATTGTCATGCAGATGGGCGTCAATTCTATCCGCGGCTGTGTACTGATCATATTTTTTCATTGTGTTTTACCTATATAAGCGTATTTATTGAATTTACGTTATATATGCTGTTAATCTAATTACTTGTTTTTCTTAGATGGATACGGATTATTAGGCATGCCGGCACCAGCAGTAAATTTAGGACCTTTTAGAGGACCATAGCGTTTGTTGGTATTACTGATGTACCCACCAATAACAGCGTCTTCTGTTTTGGATTTTTTCTTCTTTTTAGCACCTAAAGGCATAGCCACACTAGCAATTGCACCACTAAAATTTTCGTCTATTTCTTTAATTTTCATAACAAAGTTATTTATGTTTGTAATTGGATCTATAATTATATACGCACTTATCTTTTTATATAAATATTAATAACACAGCAGTTAAAGGATAATATGGCATATAACACACCAACATCAAATAATAATTCTACTGGAAATTCTCCGGTGTCTTATAATGGTTCTACAGGAAACAGTGTACGTGTGATCTCTCCGGCAAACACAGTACAAGGCACCAACAGTAACTATGTAACTTCCAAAACATATCGTGGCTTTAGTTCTAACAATCCAAATGCTATAAATGGTGTGTTATATGATGCAGATATCATCAAGCAAGACATCTATAATCATTTTATGACTCGCAGAGGAGAAAGAGTAATGATGCCAAAATTTGGTAGTATCATATGGGAATATCTCTATGAGCCATTAGATGAAACTACAAAGGAAATTATAGAACAAGACGCTAGAGATATTATAGGACAAGATCCAAGAGCTACATTGCATGACTTAACTGTTTCAAGTTTTGAGCAAGGTATTGTTTTAAACATAACCATAATGCTTAATCCACAAAATATTTTAGAACAGATGGCTATAGAATTTAACGTCAATGGAATTATGAATTCTGCAGGCAGAGGAGGATACTAATGGGACAACTGGTTAGACAATCAAATTTATTTGCCGCAGAAGATTGGAAAGTAATTTACAGAAGTTTCCAAGATGCAGATTTTCAATCATATGACTTTGACACAATCAGACAGTCAATGCTTAATTATATTGCAAGAAACTATCCAGAAGAATTTAATGATTACATTAACTCGTCGGAATTTATTGCCATTGTTGACTTGTTAGCATATCTAGGACAAAGTTTATCATTTAGAATTGATTTAAATGCTAGAGAAAATTTTGTTGACACAGCATCAAGACGTGAGTCAATATTAAAACTAGCAAATATGCTTAGTTACAAGCCAGCACGTAATTCAACAGCACGTGGTTTAGTAAAGTTAACAGCAATTAAAACTGCAGAACCAGTAACAGACTCTTTTGGTAATAATCTAAGTAACACAGAAATAAAATGGAATGATCCAAACAACCCAAATTGGTTTGAACAGTTTATTGTTGTATTAAATTCAGCAATTGCAGAATCTAATCAGTTTGGTAAACCAACACAAAGTCAAACAATTAATTCACTAAACAATGATATGTACACATTTAATAATTTAAAAAATATCCAAGTAGCATATCCTTTTAGTGCTAAAGTTAATAATGAAAATTATACATTTGAAATAGTTCCTGCAAAATTTAACACAGCAGGATATATTGAAGAAGCATCACCAAATCCACTAAACTCATTTAATGTAATTTATAAAAATGACGGCAGAGGTTATGGTAGTACAAATACTGGTTTCTTTTTATATATGAAACAAGGTGCTATCGAATATCAAGATTTTAATTTTGATCAACCTGAACAAGATAAAACTGTCGATATTAATGCTAATGACATCAACAATACCGATGTTTGGGTACAAGAAATTAATGCCAACGGTCTTGTACAATCAAACTGGATCAAAGTTCCTGCACTGTCTGGACAAAATGTTATCTATAATAGTTTAGCATTAAGTCAACGAAATATATTTGAAGTAAAAACAAGATTAGATGATCAAATATCTATTCAGTTTTCAGATGGAGACTTTGGTAATATACCTGTTGGACTATATCGAATATGGTATAGATCTAGTGGATTAAAAGGCGAAACGGTTTCACCAAATGATATTCAAAACAAAGGAATTTCTTTTTCATACGTAAACAAATCTAATCAAACATTTGATTTGTCTATGACATTTAGTTTAAATTATACTATTACAAATTCATCTGCACGTGAAAGTATTCAAGATATAAAATTAAATTCAGCACAAGCATATTACACACAAGATAGAATGGTAACTGCTGAAGATTACAATGTATTTCCAATTACAAAAGTTGATGGTATACAAAAAATCAAAGCCATAAACAAGACACATGCTGGCCATTCAAGATTTATTGATATTCAAGATCCTACTGGTACTGTAGCAAATGTAAACTGTGTAGGCGAGGACGGAATTGTTTACAAGTCTCCAAACACTACTGAAAAAATACTTTCAGTACTGGACAATAGTTCATATGAAAAAATCGTAGATGCGATGGAAGAGTTAATTCAATCTCAGCAGATTCAAAACTTTTATTTTGACACATATAAAAAAGACATTGAACAAAACAAATCATCTGGGTTAGAGACGTTCAAGTTTGCAACAACTGGAACAAGTTCAGCATACTGGAGAACTCGACCTACAGCATCATCAAGTTACTATGGCTACTTTACAACTGACGACCCAACAGTAAACAGACTAGTATCTGTAGGGTCATCTACAACCAAACATGGTTATATTAGAAAAGGATCTAAAATTGAATTTGTTGATTCATATTACTCACCAACAAAAACAATTTGGGCAACTGTG